TTTTCTCTGTATGATGTGTGATAACGACCTCTACCCTCATGATACTCATCAACTGACTTGTACTTTAGAGTTTTTGCAGAGGCATCATCCTCAAACACCTCAACAAAGTCTATGTCCAAGTTTGTTGACGCAGTATTGCTAAGGCTAATAAAGGTCTGCTGTGTGGATGCAGTAAACGTAGCAGTTTTTATTTCGCCGTTGCCCACCGTGTCTATCGTAAACGTAGTGGATAGGTCAGAGTCCTTGTCACTGCTAGAACCTGCAAACACGTTTAGTGTCTCTGACGTTGAGGAAATTGTGCCAGACGCAATCCGAGCAGTGATCCTGTATACTCTGTTTTCTACGGTAGGAATGGCCTGATCCACACAGCCCTGATTTAGACGCAAAACGCCCGCTGCGTAAGTTCTGCCGCTCACGGCGTTACTTAGTGCAGGGGTGCCAGAGGTGCTTGTTCCTGCAGGATCAGAGCTTCTGCTATCCCAGTACGAGCCTAGAGTAAAGGTTTTGTCAAAGTTGCCTTGCCTAATCAGGTTTTGTGGGCGTAAAAAGAATGTGTCGTAGTCTACATCAGTGCAAAAAGTTATGTCTCCTGACGTAGCGGTAAAGGTAGAGGACACACCTGTAAGAGTTTCTGCAGACTGAAACGTGCCTTCAATCGGCTCAATAAGCATAAATTGTTCATCAGCATGACCGCCGTGAGGTGGCACCCTACGCAGAATACCCTTTGCAGATGAGGTGCCGCCTGTGATCATTTCATTAGGAGTGAAGCCCCCACTAACGCTAGACACCTCTACCTTGATAGGGTATGTGTATTTCCCTCGGCCACCAAACAGCGTGTAACGTGCGCTAAGAAAGTTCCAAGGCCACTGTATATATTCAGCCTCTATGTCTCGTATAGCTCTGTTTATATCTTTTTTAACTGTCGTCTGTACGCCCCGTGTTCCAGACAGGCCAGCAGCACTTTCTGCAATTGTGGTTTCGTTAAGATCGAACAGCACAGCGTTAATTAGTTCTACATAATTCATGGCTTGCCTAACTTATGCTTGGTTGGCTAAGAATAGCTCGTCTATGGATAAAACTGCATGGAGGCGATCAGCAGTCTCAGCAGTCATTTTTATAGCGTCACCTTCATTAAGGTTGAGTTCTAAATCTAGAAACAAATAATCATGAGAGGCAACAGCTTTTTCATGCACTATCGCGTATGTTGCACCTGCGCTAGCATCTGTAAGCTCAATAGTAATATCCGTTTGATGTCCAGAAGTTTGAGCTACCATAACCGTTTTTAAAACAGCGTCATGACCCGCAGGAACAGTGTACACCGTCGTCTGATCTGTCGTGGTAAGATCAACTGCCGCGTTACGAAGTCGTACTGCTCTTGATAGAGTTGAAGTCAAGAATCTATTCCCTTACTTTTATTTATGACAGGTTTAAAGTCTGCGCCCATAGACGCTACACATTCTACTTCAGGATTTACATCAGATACGCCTAGCATTGTGTAAGACCCAGTAACAGGATTTATATACATAGTAAAAGTAACTTTGTACTGAATGTCTCTAAATGAGAACGCAGGATACTCTCCATGTTTTGCAGCTTGAGATTTAAGTGCGCCACTTGGAAAGCACAGATTGCTAAACTGTTGTGCTTGACTAAAGGTTGGCGCTATAAATAAAACTGCCGCTGCTAAAAGAAACTTCACCCTACATTCCCCAAGCCTTCTTTAAATATGTCTGAACCAGTGTTGATTTTGTAAACATGTCCTTTTGAGCTTTCATCAGATACGCATTTACTTCATACACGTTCTGAAGAATAAAAGACTGTTCATACGACACATTAGAAGACATCCATCCAACTATGTTCTGCCTAAATCCCTTAGTAACTTTCTCCACACCGTGCGGGTAAATGATAGGAAAGATCACAGCTTCACCTGCCTTTAGTTTCTTACCTATTCTTCCTACCGGCGTGGCTAAAGTAAATTCTCCCCCTTCGTAGTCATCCGTTAGATTTATGCTCCAGCCGTAGTCAAAAAATACATTGTTTGATTTTGGCTGCGCTTTGAAAGCGTCTACGTGCAAGTCGTAATAATCGCCTTCAAGGTATTTGTTGTAAAAATTTACTGATACTCTGGTAGGACAATACACGCTGTCTATGTAGTGCGTATCGTATAGCTTATCAGTTATTAGCTTCCTTACCTCGTCTGGGACACCTTTAGATTCTTTGTTACTTTTTATGTCCTCTAGATCAGGGGCAGTATCTTCCCCATTCTTAAACGTGTTCTGGTCAATCTTGTCCAGACAAAAATTTACTTCATCTTCATTGAGTAGCTTGATAAACATATATACCTCCGTCAGTTCACATCAAAGCAAGAAGGGTGGGGTTTTTGAAAGGAACCCCACAGAAACCTTTAGTGCAATTACGTACCCGAAGAGGTCGTAGCCGCTTCCGTCAGCGGGTTGCGCGAAATGTCAACCATGCAAACGTGAACGCGGAAACGAGCAGCACTTTCACCCGTTGAGCCAGCGTCAAGGACGAGGGCATCAATCGTGTCAGCACTGGTAAAGATACGTGCGTTGGAACCAGAAGCACCCGTGGCTGCTTCAAGGAACGGCTCAAAACCCGCAGAGAGCGTAGAACCGTCAATAAAACAGTCCACGTCACCACCAGTTACACCAATATCCAGCGTGATCTGAGCATTACCACGCGCTTCAAGAACTTCAAGCGCACCGGCAACAATCATGGTATCCGCAGGAACATCAACCAACTGGATGATGTCTCCACCCGTACCGCCATCGGCAGTATCGTGGACCTGCGAAGTGACCACATAAGGAGAGGGCATCCGCGAAGGATGACCAACGGTTCCACCGCCATTGATGGTACGATCAATAGTAGCCATGATTCATCCCTCCCTTAGCTGTAGTCTACAATGCCGAGAACAAGCGACTCGGGGCGCAGGACTTTACGTCCATACACATGAAGACCACGAACAACGTCAGCAAACGAATCGGGGTCGCGAATCACTTCGGTCTTAGCAATTGAGTTAGCGGTCGCACAAGCGGAGATATGACCGGCGAGAACCACGTTCTCCCCAGAACCAACGCCGGAAACCGAAACCATGTCCGTGGTCGTCGTAGCATCAGCCGACTGCCGCAGAGCATTGGATTTGTAGAGCGTGAAGCCCATAATTTTCTGGTTCGTCACCAGACCATTACGGAGCGGCGAAACATCATCGCCCGTAACCTGAACTTCAACGATCTTCGCGCCTGCTTTGTACAGGTTTTCATAGACACGCGGGGGCGCTACAAACCAACGGTTCTCTTCAGGAACGTCCTGCTCATCGAGCTTACGAGCCATAAGAGCCATTAGGTTTACAACGTCATCACCAGCATCAGAGCCTGTAACAGTAACAGGAGTACCAGAAGTACCAAGGTTGGAGTCCGTTTCAATCGAACCGGAAGCACCTTTGATACCCGCGCCATCAAGCATAGCCTGAAGCACGTTTTTGTCGTAGTTACGCTTCAAGGAGAACGCACCTGAAGAGGTAGCCATCGCCTCAAAGTTTACATGGGATTGGCGTTCTTCGATATCATCGACTTTGAACGCAAACGCCTGAGCCTGATCTACTTCCAGAGTAATCTCGTCGTCAGCCAAGTCCTGCGGAGTAACCACAGCACCACGGGTGTACGCTGAGATGGAAACAGTCGGTTCTTTAATAATACGAACCGTGTCACCATAGTTCTCAATCTCCCCCGCGTAGTCAGTGTTCGTGATGTCTTCAACAACTGACGCACGGCGGAAAAATTTAAGAACCTTCTGGCTATAGATTTCGGCTTGGAAATTACCGGACGGCAGGTTGCCATAACCGGCGGATACACCAATAGCCATTTCCTTAACCTTTCTCTATAAGTTTAGCCATTTACGATACGTCCCTCCGCATTCGCCAAGTCAAGCTCTGCTTCAAGCTTGTCAAACTCCTGCGGTTTGAGTTTACGTATCTCTGAGGTCGTCCATACTTTTTTATTAGCATCGCTATTAGTAGAGACGTTAACAGGGGTAGTCCTAGTAACAGCCTCTGCAGCAGCAGCTAACTGTTTTTTAGAGGGACGCCCTCTGGGTTTCTTTGTACTAGCAATGTCTGCTTTGTACAAATCTAGAACGCGAGAAGCGTACTGAACATCGCTGTTATTTTTGGTAATACCATCCGCGATACTAGGTGGCTGCTTGCCCAACCATTCTTTGAACTGGTCTGACTTCTTGATATCAGAGAAGTCTGGGTGCAGGGCTAGTAGTTCTTGGTAAGCACTTTTAGCCTGTAGCTGCTCTTCTTTTTTAGAAAGACGCTCAATCTCCTGTTTAAGTTCTTGAACTTCTTTTGTAGCATTTTTAGAAGCTAGGCTTTCTACTACATTGTAAACGTCAGGATAGTTCTCTTTGAAAGATGCAATGTCTGCATCATCCTCATACTCTTCCTCCTGTTGAGGCTGAGTAAGAAGCGCCTCACGTTCCATCTTCCATTCATGGAGTTTGGAGTCGTAGTGCTTCTTGAGATCATCGTAGCGTTTCTTGTAGTCATGCTCTTCCGTCTTTACCTCTGTAGAGACGGAAATAGTTTCATCATCCATAACCTCGTCTTCAGTTTCACCTTCTTCTAGGGTAGCCTCTTCGCTTGGGATATCGTCCTTGTAAACGTCTGCACGATAGCTGCCACGATAAGGGCCTAGAGTTTCCTGTTCTTGGGTAGTCATTTTTCCTCCTTGCGGGGCCTCAGTGGGGTAGCCGCAGTTGGGTTAGTCTAGCAGGGCCGCTTAATTGCGGGTAGCTGCATCTGGGTCCGCAATCAATCTTGGGTCTTGATCGGGATTTTCTGCCATAAAGCTTCTATTAACGCTTTCTGGCGAAACTCTAATCTTGTCTGTCTGTGTTTCCTGCGCTGGAGATGCAGGTTTTCTTTTAGGGCGGGGGATATACGTAGAAGACCTTTTTTCTTTATAAAAAGTATGTTGTCCTATATCTTTGTAAATTTCAAAATTACCCGTCGCTACATTTTTATCAAAAAAGTCTTGTCCATCTTTAGTTGAACCTTCAGTTCCTATCGGTGTTTTTTTGTTTCTATAGTACGTAGAACCTTGGGTAATATCTGGTAATTTACCCTCAACTGCTTTTTTAGCCACATCTAGAGCCATTTTCCAAGCAGCACCTTTTGATGGAGCTTCATAGTAGCGGTCATTGCCGTACCCGGAAAATTGATTTTTTGCGGTAATAACATCTTCAAAAGTCTTTTGATTTCTAAACCCTGTGTCGGGTGAAGAGTCTTTTATTCTGTTCTGTACCACATTAGCAACCGCTTGCATTCCCTCTCGGCCTTCGCCCTCAGACTCAGCAATTAACAGCCTTGCAAGCATGTCAATCTCCCCTTCTTTATTTATGGGGGGAGCCTTTGGCTTTTTTTTAGGTTTAATCTCACCTCCCGCTTGCGCTCTTACAGGAACTTCCTGCTTTTGCTGGGGCTGTTGCTCTTGTTCCTCTAACTTCTTCTCTGTCTCTTCTTTACCGCTATTATTTATCTTTTCAAGCAGGTCCGTGCCTATGACTTCGGCTAGCTCTGGCGGTATGTGATACTCCTTGTTTGAAGCAAGTATCTTCTGATCTCCGTTCACCTGTTGTGCAGGTTTAGTGATAGC